ATTGTTTCATTATATGAACCGAATTGATATTTTGTCAGGTATTGGTCAGTTTGGTTTGTTGTTGTTTGGTATTGGAGATGGTGATGATTTGAGTAAACCGGTCAAAGGCATTGATTCTAAGACAGGCGAAGCGTCAAAAAAGAACAAGTACCCTCTTCTCTATCTTCGTGCCTATGACGAGTCTATTGTTGAGATTAAGGATAAGGAAGGGGATGTGAAGAGCCCACGATACGGATTCCCAACGATGTACGAAATTATGCAGGAAGATACAAGTGTTGGAGGATCTTCGATATCGCGGAGAATGGTACATTGGACCAGAGTGTTGCACGTAGCTGATAATAGAGTGAGTAGTGAGGTTTATGGGACCCCGCGAATGAAACGTGTTTACAATTGCTTGCTTGATTTGCGAAAGATATTGGGTGGGAGTGGTGAAATGTTCTGGAGAGGTGGGTTTCCTGGCATGGCATTTGAACTAGGGGGTGATGCGGGGTTGCAGGAAGTTAGCACGGCGACGAAAACAGCGATGCAGGAAAATATCGATGACTATTTTGCTGGATTGGATAGATCGTTGTTGTTGGAGAATGTAGAAGTGAAAGAATTGAAACCGCAAGTCGCAGATCCATCAGGACACATTGATATGCAGTTGAAAGCAGTGTCGTTGTCTCTTGGGGTCCCGACGCGAGTATTCATGGGTGCGGAGCAAGCTAAGATTGCTTCTACACAGGATAAGAGAACGTGGAATGAAAGAGTGATGAAGCGTCAGAATAAATACCTAACTCCACTCCTCATACGTCCTCTCATTGATAGATTGATTGCATATGGGAGTTTAGCGGAGCCTAAAGAATATTTTGTGGAATGGCCGGATCGTGAAGCAATCACAGATAAGGACGTTGCTGATGTAGCGGTGAAGGAAGTTGATGCAATGGCTAAGTATGTGAGTGGGAATGTGGCTGCGATTATGGCTCCTAAGGACTTCTACGTTTCTATTTTGAAGAAGAGCGTGGAAGAAGCAGTTGCGTTTGAAGAGGGGGTTGGAGAGATGGAGGAAGAGTTAGTGAGTGATGTGTTAGGGACTGAAGAAGATGATGAAATGACGAGTGAGGAGAAAGATCAGATTGATGATGATTTGCGAAAAGATGAAGATAAGGAACTTGAGGTCCCAAAGAGTATGGGATAAATTATGATGAATATCATAGATTTCAATAGAAGAATTATGATTCAGTATTTGCACATCATGTTTCCATTAGAATTTGTGAGTGATATGGGTTTTGTGGTTGGTGATGCTATACCTGTGAACGTAGACATGTATTCGCAACCTAGTATATTCGTATTCCATCATGTTAAAAATAATGAAGCTGTGTTTCATCCAATACAAAGTTTAAATTGATTGGAGTGAAATGAAAACGAAACGAAGTATAGACCCTTCGCAGACCTATCTCCTGCGAAGGCAGTTTATAGCAAGTATGAATAAGAGGTTTAATATTGTGAAGTCTGCTCTTCGAGATTTTTTTACTGGAGATATGGAAGAATTCACACTTGCCACGAATGCAGCTAAAATTACAATGTTTCGTGCATGGTTGAAAGGGCAGGCAGAGAATAGTATATTGGCTATGACAAATGGGATTGATAGTAAGTCGTGGACGAGTGTGTATGTGACGAACGCTTATCATAAAGGGTTGGTTAGATCATATGGAGATGTGAATAAAGCTGGGAAGGTATTGAGTGGTGTGAATTGGTTTGGCGGCGCACAAAATCAATTTCTCAAAGATGTATCACGAATGACCCCCATTATCTCGCAAATCGAATTGTTAAAGATGCGAGTTGTAAATTTGTTGCAGGGGGTTGTAGATGATATGATGAATAAGATGTCTTGGGTTTTAGCGAATGGAATTACAAAAGGTAATGATTTTGATACTTTGAGAAAAGATTTGGAAAAGATCATAATCAAAGTTTCCAAAAAGCGTGCGAAATTAATCATCATTGCTGAAGTTGTACATGCACAGGCAGAGGGGCAATTAGATGGTCTTGAGTTATTAGGTGTTGATGAAGTAGATGCGGTTGTGGAATTGTTGACGACGAGTAAGAATTCTGTTTGTTCTATTTGTAGAAAGTTGGAAGAAAGAGGGCGTAGTGTGAAAGAGGCGAGAGGGGTAATTCCCCTACATCCTCTTTGTAAGTGTGCGTGGGCGATTGGTGAGAGTTCTTTGAACTTGAAAAGAAAGACGTGATTTTGTGATAATTTTTTGTGTATTCCTTTGATTCTTGACGATAATAGAGTAGATCATTTTATTGTCTGAAGAAAGGGTAGATATGAAAATTGGGAATAAGATATTTGAGGATGATTGTTTTGCAAGTGTCGTCGATCCTGACAAAAAGGGAAGTATGTTCAAATGCAATTTTCCTAGATTCCCTGATTTTGGAAAGGAGGTTCGTAGACCATACGAAGTGTCTGAGATTTGTTATGATTGCATGAGATTTGCAGATGGATGTAAGGGTTGGAAGGCTAAACGTGAATTTGCGTGTGAGAGACTGAAATTATATAGACGAGTAGAGGCTGGTGTGAAATGAATGTTTTTGAGTTTTATAGGTATGCATGGAATGAGTTTAATTGGTTAGGAAAATTAACATTGTTTCCAATAATGCTCTTAGGTTTTCCGTTTTTCTGGTTTGTATTTTTGGGCTTTAAAAAGGAGACGTGAGTGAATGAAGTTTGGGTGTGGTTGTCGTTTTTGTTAGTGCTTTTCAGTATATTTTTGTGTACATTTGTATTTGATTGAAAGGAACTGAAAATGAGAGTAATTAGCTTTATTTTTGTTTTGTGTTTGACTTTTGTTCTGATTGGCTGTGAAGGGAATGGTCGTGTTGGTGTTATGACGAATGAGGGCACTGATAAAGCTGAAATGCGAGTTGGAATGGCGACCAGTGACAACTGGGAAGTTGGTGTGTTGGGACAGATGTATACAACGGATCTTGATGGTAAAGATTTTGGAGGCGGTTTTTATGGCAAAATGTCTGTGGATCCAAATGGCACTATCGCTGTTGCTGATTGGATTGGTTGGGGAGAACTTGTAGGATTGCCAGAAACGATTACTGTAGAAACTTATGGAATTGGTAAACTTTTGTACACTGACAATAATAGTGGTGATCCGTTTTCTGCTGGTGCTGGTGCGGGATTTGCTGTAGGACCAGTTTGTGCAGAATTGATTTATGAGATTGTGGAAGGTGGAGATGTTGACAATCCAGATGCTAAGAGTGGACTTGAATTGTGGTTTGGTGCTGGAATACCTTTTTAATTAGTGATGTATTTTACCATGACCCGTTTGTGATATAAACTGTAGCAGACGGGTCATGGTATTTTGTTGGAGACTAGCAATGGAATGGATAGTAAAACTTATTTTTCCCAAACTACTCAGTTTAGCTATGCGATTAGCGGCTAGGTCGTTTGGAAACGTGAGGACTCGTAAACATGCGATATTAAGTCGTAGATGGATGTATAAGCATGTATGGGCACCGATACTTGTGAAGTTTCAAAATTCTGAAACTAAACTAGATGATCCATTGATACCATTTGTTTATCACAATCAAGTTTGTTGTTTAGAGGATGGGACAGCTAGAGCATTGATTGGTCAAATTCATCAGAATATTGCTAATAGCAATGTGGTTGATGCTTTGAATAATTTGAAGGGGTTGCAATCTACATTGGGATTAGATGATGATTTGGATTAGAAAATAGCTTGCTGTTCATGCAGAATAGCCGCTTCTATTTGGTATTGGAAGCGGCTATTTTCGTTTCTAAGGCTCGATAATGTTAGAGGGGTAGTCTGTGTACTGTTGTGTGTAGATCATCGCTCAAATCGACTGCTATCCCGCTTAAAACAGGTCTGTACATCAGAATAATATAAATTTTTTTGCGATTTTTGCGTCATATGATTTTTATACATTTTCCACTTGGTTAATTTTCTCTTCATCCCCCTATATTTTACATATTTCTGCTTCTCGCCCCTCCTATTGAATATGTAACTATTTACCTCAAAAACGCTTGAATTATAGCTATATTTCATAGACCCCCTGTCCAATAGGTGTTTGAATTCTTGCATCGATGTTGTATACTTCTATTGACATAGGTATAACTATGAAAGGTTCTGATATGGGATCGACAATGACTGTAGCGATAGTCAACGTTGTAGTGGAGGAAGGGGGGAAGTGGTATGTCAGATCGGAGAAGGGTAAAAATCTTGGGGGTCCTTACGACACAAAATCAGAAGCGGAAGAAAGACTCAAAGAAGTGGAGAAATTCAAGCATATGAAAAAGAATCAATTGGTCACAATGACGAATACTGTCACTCCTATTGTTCGCAATGACCGTATGGAAGACAAGGATTTTATTGTCGTGCCTATGGTCATGCTTACTGAAGGTGTTCATAGTGGTTCTTGTGGAGCTTTGTACTATCCCAAAGAAGAACTTGAGAAAACACCAGTTACATGGAACCACAAGCCCGTCGTAGTTTATCATCCCAATGGCCCCACTGCATGTGACCCCGATGTTTTGACAGCACGAAAGATCGGCGTCATTATGAATACGAAGTATGAGGATGGTAAATTAAAAGCAGAGGCATGGCTTGATCCTGTGCGAATGGACAAAGTAGATAATCGAATTGCAGAAGCCATTGAGAATAAAACGATGATGGAACTGTCAACGGGGTTATTTACAGATATTGATAATGTGGAAGGAGATTGGGGGGAGGAGCATTATGATGCACTTGCTTCAAATTATCGTCCAGATCACCTCGCCTTGCTCCCTGATATGAAAGGAGCTTGTTCGATGGAGGATGGAGCTGGATTTCTTAGATTGAATAGCGAGAGTAAAAAGGAGGAAACGGCTGCGAATAAAATTTCGGAGTTGTGGGCAGAAACATATTTTCCAATTCTCAAAGCTGCGGGAATTGATACAGATAAACTTACGGCTAATGAATTGAGTCATAGTACTGTATGGGGGATGTTGGACAGTCTTATTGGAAAGAAAAATAGTAATGCATGGATAGAAGAGGTTTTTGATTCCTTTTTTTGCTACAGTGTCGATGGTGCGATTTTCAAACAAGAATATGAAGTTGGTAAAGATGATGAGATTACTCTTGTTGGAATTGCGCAGCCTGTCGTTCGTGTAGTTGAATATAAGTTGAAGTCGGAAGTATCTAACGACGCAAATTCCAGTCAAAAGGAGATCATAATGAACAA